AACCATGACTAACACAATCATTTTAACATCAGAACAACACGGATGTGCATACTCTATTGATAGTGAAGGAACGCTATTCTATACACCAATGTTACAAGGAGGAGGGATAGAAACAGAGGATTGGATAGAGGTTGATCATATGTCTATGTTAGGAGAAGAGAAGGAAGTACAAGACGTTATTAATACAGTGCATGAGCAGTTGATTACACTTAATAAGGCATTAGGTTGGTATTATCAGAACTGATACTTGCACCTGTTTCTGTTACCTAATGCCCCTGCTACTTTTCCCGTGAAACTATCAAACTTAGGACGCTCAGCAGGGGTAAAATTATCCATCTCATTTTCATCTCTAAAACAATACCAACTATTACAGGATAACTTATTACTCACAGGAGAATTAATTGATAGAAATACTCCATTATTAGTCTTACGATTGCCTGTAACAAACTCAGCACAATCTGCCTGATTCTTAAACTCTCTCCTCTCACCATTTAAACGGCATGCATATATTTTACCTCTTCTATTCACGCGAGGTTTAATATCAGCAAGCATCCTACCTTTCCAAGTCCATCTATATCCACCACACTGAAATGTCGTTCCTTTAATGCACGCAACGATTCCTTGTTTTGCCTCTATTTCCTTACACTTAGCAGCATACCCAATAGAACGAAACGTCTCAATATATTCATTCTCTAATGTATAACAATCAACCTCTTTCATACTAGGATGATTAAGAACAGATTGGTCCCTAGTAGCACCTTCACCACCATACGTTGAGTTATATCCTTTATTGTATGTGTCGAACTTTTCTATCCAATATCTTTCTCTCTCATCAACACTTTCATCATCAACAGTTTCTATCACATAGAACGTAAATTCATCAACTCCATACTTATTCAGTGCCCGAGCAATAGGCATAGTCCTAGCACTATTATTCTCAGCAAGGTTATGTAAATTCTTTCCTATTTGCTTGTGTTGTTTCCATCTCTCCTGTGGGTCTCGTATAGTCTTACCCACGTATTTCTTGCCTGATTCTTTATTCTGAATGATGTAGATTGATGCCATCTTCGATGTTACTTAACTGTGTTTTTATTTAGAGACATTATTTACATAAATGCGCTCATAAATGCTTAGATAAATATAATCCTGTTTTTTGTGTTGGATAGTATCCAATAGTATATTTTACCATAGAAAGGTTCAATCAGTAACGTTCTAATGTATTATAAAGTATTGATCTTATGTCTCCTCAAACCTTTTAAATGGTCCGAGGTCTTGTTGTTTTAAACCTTATAAATGGTCCGAGGTCTTGTTGTCTTAGCACGCATAATACCGAGAAGTCAAGTATAAACTACCGAACCCCCACAAAAATTCACACAGACCCCCAAAAAACAACCAATCCCCGAACTGTCACACAAAATAGGCACAGACCCCAAAATGCTGTATTGTAGAGGAATGAACAACACTACTCAAATGCAGACCTACACCGACCCTTGCACCTATGCCATGCAAAATGATATGAATCGTCTGAAGGAAGAGATTGCCTCAGACCTTGCAAACTACATGCTGGAGATGATGCCTCCCCTTGAGATGTGCGTCGATTTTGTATGTGATCGTTTCGGTCTTGATTGTACCTACGAACTGATTGATTTTGTTGCTGATTGTCACGATGAGTTCTTCGGCAACTGATACCCGATAGCGTGTGCCGGTCACTGAACAGGCACACAAAATAGGCACTGGCATCCAGATGACCTATATTGAACAAGTCAACCAAACGAACTCAAATCATGCGTAAGATCGAAACCCAAATGAACGCCGCCATCCAGGCAAACCAGAACTGGTCATCCGGCAACACTACAGTTTCGTTCAATGAGGAGACTGGCGAATCCTTGGTGCGTCTCCATGGCAACTTGATTGCTGTGATCGATGAAGACTCCATGACGATCTTCGATGGCGGATTCCAGAGCACCACGACCAAGAGCAGACTCAACGCCTTGTGCTCTGAATTCTGCGTTGCCGGTGAGGGAGTTTTCCAGAAAGACTTTAAGTGGTTCGTCCGTAAGTTCGTCGGAGCAGTTAACGGTCAGTCAAAATTCATCGTTGAAACATTCACTGCAGGTTACGTGTTCGCATGATCAAAACAAAAAAAGAGTGGGCAAAAGTCTACTCACAGTTCTACACTATCTTATTCCTTCTCATCCTATTATGACTCCAATTCTTCACATCGAACACCCAGAGGATTCTGTACTCACAGGGGACTTAAGTTTCTTGGACGCTATTAGAAACCATGGCGTGCTAAGTGTGAAGATGGACGGTGCGCCAGCAATCGTTTGGGGCATCAATCCTGCATCTGGAAAGTTCTTCGTGGGCACCAAAAGTGTGTTCAACAAAGTAAAGATCAAAATCAATGAATCACACCAGGACATTGATACGAACCACAAGGGAGAGGTTGCAACAATCCTCCATAAGTGCTTTGACTATCTTCCACAAACTGGAGGCATATTTCAAGGTGATTTCATAGGTCTAGGCGGGTCTGATGAGTATACACCGAACACGATTACCTATAAATTCAGTGATATCGTAGATGAGGAGATTATCGTTGCCCCTCATACTTACTATACAGCAGAGAGTGACTTAAGAGACGCAATCGCACACCCGCTGAAGTTTACTATCACCGACACAGTTTACTGCAAGTTCGTAACACCTCGTGCTTATATTTGGTCGGGTGCTTATTGCTCACTCGACGAGCAGTTTGAGTTACCTCCAGCAATGACTGCAGTGATGTCGTTGTTACCTACCGTGCAGTTCGTGAGTGATAAAGAAGCAGCGTTAATCCGTAAGAACGTTAACACTGCGTTGCGTACAGGTAAGGATTACTCTGCTGATGATTTTCTCGGCAATGTAACACTAATGGCGTTGTACAGTTTGGTTCAGTATATCAAGGAAGAATGCCTCTCACAGTGTAGAGTTCTGAACGGTCCAGAAGCATATATCAATCAAGACAGAATTGATGCAGAGGGTTATGTCTACTCATACGAGGGTAAGGTATACAAAATGGTCAATCGTAAGCAGTTCAGTGTTGCTAACTTCAACAACACTAAGTTTGAACGTGCTGCTGCAGTCTGCTGAGGGTTTGTGTTGACAACTGTGGTGCTCTTATGTTATACTTAGAGGACGCACAGTTAGTGTTAGATAAGGACAGTTATTGGGGGGCGTTTTATGTTCCCGTCCCGCCCCTTATATAAAAACGTTGGGTCCCTGTAACCTACAACGAACCAAAAGAGCGAGAGAAATATAAAGTTAAAAAAAATTTTCCGAGGGGATATAGAGTATTGAAATACCTCGAAGTAAAAAAAATTCCGCCAGGTAAAAACGCCCTTCAAAAGTCGCACTGGATATATAATGCAGAGGTGCGTATTATTACTATGAATATTTCAATCAAGACCTATGAGAGGGAACTACTGATAGAAGCACTTGAATATCGCATAGAGAATGACGAGGAACTGATAAGGGATTATAGTACGAAGGAAGAACTTACATATCTCTTGGAGAGATTGTCTGAGGAGTACTAAATATTTCTATACAGCGTTGACCTGAGTGAACCGCTGTGGTATAATAACGATGTCACTTAATTCATTTTCATGGCTAAAGGATTTACAGTAAAGACTGCTACACCGACTTCAAAGAAAGAAGAGTTTAATTTAGAAGCAGCAAAAGAAATGATTCGTGGTAAGACAGTAGTATTCTGTCTACCTGGTAGGGGATGTTCATATACATTTCTAAAAAGTTTTGTACAGTTATGTTTTGATCTTGTACAATCTGGTGCAAGTATTCAGATTTCACAAGACTATAGTTCGATGGTAAACTTTGCACGGTGTAAGTGTTTAGGTGCAAATGTTCTTCGTGGACCGAATCAGAAACCATGGGATGGAAAACTTCCCTATGATTATCAATTATGGATTGATAGTGATATTGTATTTGACACTGAGAAGTTTTTCCGTCTTGTAGCAATGGATAAGGATATTGCTGCTGGATGGTATATGACTGAGGATGGTCGTACTACATCTGTTGCACACTGGTTAGAGGAAGGAGATTTCCGTTCTAATGGTGGTGTAATGAATCATGAGACTGGTGAGTCAATGTCGAAGCGTAAGAAACCATTCACAGTTGATTACACTGGGTTTGGATGGGTTCTGATTAAGAATGGAGTATTTGAGAGTTTGCCGTATCCATGGTTTGCTCCAAAGATGCAGACATTTGAATCAGGAGAAGTCCAAGATATGTGTGGAGAGGATGTGAGTTTCTGTTTGGATGCAATTGAGAAAGGTTATGAGATTTGGTGTGATCCTGTAATTCGTGTGGGGCATGAAAAAATGCGCGTGATCTGATGAGCGCATATGTGCTTTTGATGTGTTATACTGGATGGGCAGTTGATAAATCACTAAAGGGTTATAACCGCCCGTTTCAAACTGTTATTAAAAAATCGCGAAAAACAAAATTATGGCAAAGATTAAGAAGTCTCTAACTGGTAATTTGATGATTGAGTCTCGTCCAAAGAAGACTCGTCAAGGTTCAGGGCAACATACAAAGTATGCGGCATCAAGTGGTAATAACAAACCAAAGCGTTATCGTGGTCAAGGTAGGGGTTGAATAGATAAGAGTAGTTGTAAAAGTTTGTATGTCCCGATTGATTACTAATTTACCAGCAGTCAAAGTATGGGTACGAAAAGAATACTTATGTGATCATAAGTATGGACATGGTGAGTTTATTGAGGGCGTTTGGGTATCTGCTAAAAGTATACCTGGACGTGCTTTTTATTTTGAGACATACTTACCAGACTATGCGGCAATGTATGACAAACTTCCAATCAGTGCCTTTGTATCAAGACCAGAGACACCAGACCCTGACTTAGACCTTCCCAACCTGCAGTTTTGGAACTGTATGGACTATAACGTCACTACCATCTGTAAGCAGATTGTAGCGTCAATGGAGTGGGAATGTCGTACAAGGCACTTTGGTATCATTAAGGGGGAATACATCTGCACTCTGGATAATTATCATGGTGATATTGATACAATTGATGCATCTACAAGTGAATTACCTGATGAGCATAAGTCATTTAATTTAATTGCACTTGAAAATGGACAATATGCATTGTATCCAAACAATAGGTGTCGTATTTTTGATATTTCTATGACACCACAAGAGGCAAAGATACCTGATTTTAAGGTTTCAACCAAATTGTATCAGGTTGAGAATGGTATTATATGGGGTCGTTTGGGTGATTGTACTGATTATTTCTGGACAACACCTGAAGAACGAGAGGAATATCCACAGCAACAAATAAATAACAAAAACGAGGAGAACAATGGGTAACTCACCAGTTGATAGAAACATAAGTTACATGAGAGAAGTATGGGGGACAACAAGTTTAACCACAGATTATTGGTCATTGCCTAAGAATACACCTCAAGAGACTCCTGTAGAGTTAAAAGAAGTGCTAAATGATGAAGCAAAGGCAATTGATATCAATAAAAAAGAAGTTATTATGGAAAATTCTTATGATACAATTCCAAATCGTTACTAAACTGTTATAGATACTATGTTAAAGTGTATCAAAGAGGATGCCAGTTAAGATTTCTCGTGGATTTCAAGATATAAGTCTATCTTTTAAGCGCCATCCCATTACAAATGACGTAACTGTC